GTAAACAGGGCGGTGCTGATTCGCGGTCAGGGTGGCGCGTTAAGCATCTCAAGCCAGCGATCACCGGGGCCGATTGAGGCTTGCCGTTGTCTCATCGTTGCAGCTGCGATGGTGTCCCGACCCGGGGGCGGAAATAAACCGACAATGGGTTCATCAAGATAGTTGCATTTGCAACAACCTTGTGTAAGACTCCGAAGAGATGGGTATTTTCTCACGCAAAGTTGAAACAGCCGCTTTTGCATCTGCACCTGTGCAGGCTGCTGCTGGCGCGTCCTATGTTGGCAACTTCATCGCCTATCAAACCGGGTCGGCTGAAGTCCGCGCCTTGAGCATCCCAACAGTTTCACGTTCACGGGATCTTCTCGCTGGCATCATCGGCTCGGTAGGTCTTAAGCACTACTCAAAGCAGTGGAACGGCGAAGATTATGACGAGGTGTATCTGCCTCTTGAGCCTTGGATGGAACAACCAGATCCAAAAGTCTCGCGCACGTTCTTCTTTGTAAACATCTTTAGTGACATGTTCTTCTACGGTGTTGCGTACGCCTATGTGCAGACCCGTTACTCCACCGGGTTGCCTGCTTCGTTTACATGGCTTCCAGCTGCAAACGTGTCCAGCACCCAGCAAAGCGGAATCCCACAGTTCTACGGCCCATCCGATGAGCTTGAGTTCAACGGTCAAAAACTTGATGTCAACAACGTCATCCAGTTCATAAGCCCTATTGAGGGAATCTTGAAGACTGGCGCTCAAGCAATTAACACCAACATCTATTTAAACCAGAGTGCAGACCGCTTTGCCTCGCTTGAAACTGTGCCGGGCTACCTGCAACAAATCGACGGCGAAGACATGTCCGGTGATGACCTTGGAAACCTTGCATCAGCATGGGCTCAAGCCCGTAAACAAAACGCCATCGGTGCTTTGTCGCGTCAGGTGCAGTTCAAAGAGTTCAATCATTCTCCGCAAGAAGTCATTTCCGATCAGCGCAAGTACCAGTCGCTCGAGATGGCTCGCCTCTGCAACGTCCCTGCTTACCTTGTAAGCGCACCTACTGAGGGCGCTTCGATGACGTATCAGAACGCACAGCAGGCGCGTCAGGATCTCTACTTGTTCGGCGCTCGTATCTACATGGACGCTATTGAGCAGACCCTTTCCAGCGCACAAGTTCTTCCCCGTAACCGCTTTGTCGAATTTGATATCGAGGATGACTATTCAGAGAGTTCCCCAACTGGGATGCCTAACAATGAAACGGATGATGAGTTGTGAAGATTGAGTTTGTAGCCGTGCCCGTCACGCTTGACGCTGCCGCAGGAGAGGACAGCCCCCGGACAATCACGGGAGTGGCTGTTCCTTGGGACACGCCTGCGGTGGTGTCGAGTGGCGAGAAAATTTCCTTCCGTAAGGGTGCGTTTGATGTAAACGCAAAAGCACCAAAACTTCTTGAGGGTCACGACATGACGCAGCTGCGCGGTGTCGTCACCGAACTTGTCGAAGCTGAAGAAGGTCTGCTGTTTACCGCAAAGTTTGCCAACACTCGCGCAAGCGATGAGGCCATTGAACTAGTGAAGGCTGGCGCTTACGACTCCGTAAGTGTTGGCGCAATTCCCACTAAGTACAAGTTTGACAAGAACGGCGTGATGGTCGTTTCTAAAGCCAACCTTGTTGAGATCTCGTTGGTCGCACAACCTGCTTTTGCAGACGCGGTCATCACAGAAATCGCTGCTTCCCAGCCTGACGAAGAGTCAGAAGAAGAAGTTGTCGAACCCCAACCCCTAGACATTTCCGAGGAGGAAACTATGTCAACAGATACCCCAACGGTTGAGGCTTCGGCTGAAATCGTCCCTACCGCACCGCTTTTCGCGGCTGCAAAGCGTGTGGCAAAGTTGCCAACCGCTGCCGAATACATCGCCGCTGCAATGGCTGGTGGCGATCAGTGGCTTGAAATGTCAGAAGCACTCCGTGCAGCTGCACCCGACGTAACCACAACTGACACACCCGGCATCCTTCCGTTGCCAATTGTTCAGCCTGTTTACAACAACTTCATTGGCTTCCGTCCAGTGGTTGACGCAATCGGCGCGAAGGCAATGCCCGGATCTGGCAAAGTCTTTATCCGTCCCGAAGTCACAACTCATGTTTCTATGGCTGCACAGTCAAGTGAAAACGCAACGCTTCAGTCAGGCACCTATGTGGTGACAGACAACCAAGTCACCAAGGGCACCTACGGTGGCTATGTGAATTTGTCCCTTCAGGATGAATCTTGGAGTGATCCCGCTGTTGTTCAGCTCATTCTCGATGACATGGCTCGCATCTATGCGAACACCACCGACAATGTTGCTGCAGACAACTTGCTTTCAGGTCAAACACAGACTCGTGTTCTTACAGATCCAGCAAGCCCTTCCGAGTGGGTCACAGACATCTTCGCAGCCGCGCAGACCATCCTGACCAACTCAAATGGCAACCTGCCAACACACTTGTTCCTTGCTCCAAACATGTGGGCATCGCTCGGGTTGTTGACAGACACGACTGGTCGTCCGTTGTTCCCACAAGTTGGCCCAATGAACGCCTTCGGAACCATTCAGGCAAACTCAGCTGACGCAGTTGCGTTCGGTCTTCGCATTGTCGTTGACCGCAACTTTGCAGCCGACACCGTCATCGTTGGCGATCCATCAGGCTTCGAGATCTTCGAACAGCAACGTGGGGCGCTCACATTGGAGTCACCATCAACTTTGTCGCGAGTTCTCTCGTTCCATGGCTATTTTGCCACGTTGATGATTGACCCAACGAAGTTCGTGTCACTCACATAATCACTCGGTAGTTAGGAAAGGGTCTGTATGTCTGTAAACACAATCATCTACGCCGCGCGTGTTGATAACTTCGCAGCCGTACAGACCCTGACCCTTTCCGAAGTGGAACCCGGTGACAGCATCGTTGTTGCAGGCGTAACCGACACAACATTCAACGGAACTGTCACGGTCTTCTCCATTGAGCAGTACGAACTTGTTCGCGTGGACGAGTACGGCATCTTGGAGTTTGATTACAACAACCCAAAGCCCAACCAGATCATCTATGCAGACACGGGCGACAATGTTGTGTATGACACCGCCACTGGCACAGTCACCTACACCGTTAGCCCTGCATGGACTACCTCAGCGCTTGTGTTGGCGTGGTTGGGCATTGACGTGGCAACCGCTAACGACACGGCCTTCGTGGCTAAGTGTGTAAGCGCTGCTAACGCTTGGTGCTACCGCAAACGCCGTGAGGCTGGTTACACCGACTCTGCGTCCACTGTCCCCAGTGCTGACGTTGAGTTAGGCACCACCATGTATGCAGCAACGCTTTACCGTGAACGCGGAACTAGCGGTGATGCCTACGGGGCTTTTGACGGGATGGGCAACCTTGCTCAACCTGTCACCCTTCACCGCATCATGCAGCTGTTGGGCTGTGGCAGGGCACAGGTCGCCTAATGCCTGCATCGGGGATTCTTGTTGACGCTGTAAACGCAGTGAAGACACAACTCACCGCGCTGAGCCTTGTCCCCATCACTGACCCTCGTAACGCTCGCCCGATGTCGGTTCTCATCGAACTGCCAACGGTCACAGCGTTTACATACAACGTGGGCAACATCGACATTCGTCTTCGTGTTTTGGCACCGCCACCCGGCAATCAAGACGCTGGCGATTACCTCATGACCATCGCAGATCAGATAATGAACTCACCTATCGCGGTCACGGATCTTCGTCCAGGCCTCGTATCCATCGGAGGGCAAGACCTGCCCTCTTATGACTTAACCGTTGCCGTAGCCGTACGGCGCAACTAACAAAGGAGCCCTCATGGCTACAACAACATTCCTCAGCAATGCCACGATTAACATCACGCAGGGCGCAACCACCACAGACCTTTCAGATCAGGCAAACGCCGTCTCCGTCATGGTTGGCGTTGACTCGCTTGAGTCCACCGCTTTTGGCGACACAGGACACCGCTTCACAGCTGGTCTTCAGAACGTCGAAGTATCAATGACTCTGTTCTTGTCCTACGGCGCATCTGAAGTTGAAGCAATCCTCAACTCTTGCGTGGGCACAGGTTCAACCGTGTTGACCATATCGCCATCTGGCACAACAGAGTCCGCTAGCAACCCTGAGTACATCATCACCAACTGCATGCTCTCTGACTTCACCCCAATCAACTCAACCGTGGGCGAACTTGCCACCGTTGAGGTCACCTTTACAGGTGGCACATGGGTTCGTGACGTAACCGCACCGTAAACCCGTAAACCTTCAGGAGAAACAACATGAAGATCACACTCGCAGTCGAACAGATTGACGGCCTCACCTACGAGGTCACCACAAATCTGTTTTCTATTGTGGCACTGGAGCGCAAGTTCAAAATTCGCGCTTCTGACCTTGCCTCCGGTGTCGCAATGGAGCACCTCGCTTTCCTCGCCTTTGAAGGTGCAAAGCAAAACAGCATCACCGTCCCAGCCGTCTTTGATGACTACATCAAGAAACTGGTCTCGGTAGAAGTTGTCAGCGAGGACGCTGCAAACCCTACGGAAGAGGCAGTTACCTCCGAACCCTCTGCGAGTTAGCAGTGGAAACGGGTTTCTGGCCTCACCAAATCCCATTCGATACACAAGAGCTGCACACCATGTTGGATGTGCTGAAGAAGAGAGCAAAGGAGAGCAACCGTGCCCGTAAGTAACGACATCAGTGTTTTAGGCATCAACGAAGCAATCCGATCTCTTAACAAGATTGAGCCTGGACTCCGTAAAGAGTTCAACAACGAGGCTCGCGCTATTGCTGCCCCAGCCACTGACGCTGTCCGCGCTGCATACAAGTTTGTTCCTCTCTCGGGTATGAACCGCAAGTGGGCAGGCCCAGCGGTAAACGGACGGCAGGTGTTTCCGTGGAACCTTGCTAAGGCAAGCAAAGGTGTGGACGTTGTGTTTAACACTGATCGCCGCACGTTGGGCACGATCACTGTGGTTCAGCGTGATATTGGGACCGCCATTTTTGAGACTGCTGGACGCAAGAACTCCAACCCGTTAGGCGATGCGCTCGGGCCTATTCAGCCGGGTCGCACTCGCATTATCGGCCCTGTTGTTTACAGCAAGGTAAATGAGATTGCAGCTGTGATGGAGAAGTTTGCTATCAGTATTGTCCAGCGCGTAAACCGAGAGATGAACTAATGCTCAGTATCCCTATTGTTTCGTCCTTTGATAACAAGGGAATCAAAAAGGCAATTCAAGAGTTTAAACAACTTGAGGGTGCTGGCGCTAAGGCCAAGTTTGGTTTGGAGAAGGCTTTAATTCCTGCGACTGCCGCAGTTGGTGCTTTAGGCGTTGCATTGTTTGACGCTACAAAAGGCGCTATGGAGGACGCT